TGAATTTCTTCACGGCCATCTTCCAATGCTTTTGTAAGTTCAAGTTGCGCGTCCTTGAGGCGATTATTCGCCTCGATCATTGACTCGGTATTTTTTTCTTTTACTGAAGCTAGTTTGGCGTAGGCTTCTTCTTCTTCGGCAGCAGCGTCAGCGATGGCATCAACTTTGTCTTGCTCTGCCTCGATCATGGCTGCAATTCGGTCACGTTCAAGACGACGACCGTCTATGACTAGCTTCTCAATGCGCTTTTCGATATCTTCAATTCGACGGGCAGCTGCGATCTTTGCAGCGGTGTTATCAGTAGTAGCTTTCTTTGAAGCCTTAAGGCCAGCTGATATAGCTTTAGAAACTCCAGAAAACGCTGCAAATGCCGTTACAGCTGATAGCCCAATTGCCGTGAATATGCCTGGTAAGACTACAAGAGACGGAATAGCTCCCGCAACGGTTCCTGCAAGAGCTACAAAGCCTCCAGCAAGAGATCCAATACCAGAAAGAAGAATAGAAAGTAAGGGACCAAGCGTGTATCCAGTTCTTACTAAGGATTGGAAATCCGCACGAGCTTTCAAAGCTTCTCTGCCAAAAGAGCCAAAAGAGTTTGCTAGACTGTCTCCAACTCCAGAGTTAAATCCCTTAGAAAAACTTTTTCCTACACTTTTTCCATCACGCTCTAGACTGATGCCACCTGCTGCTCTTTTAACTTCATTTTCAAAGCCAGTTGTTATAGCTCTTACAACTATATACGCATCGCCAATTACTGCCACTTGGTCACCTCCTTCCTATTTCTTTTTTAATATTCTTATCGAGTAATCGGACCATCGAGCATGTCGCCAAAAGGCTGATCTGCTGCCGCGTTTACGTTAGTTGGTTTCATAAAAGGTTTTACTGCTTTTTGCTTCTGCAAAGGATCAAAAGGAACTATCTTTTCTTCTTCCTCTTCAGACATAAACTCAAAGTTATCAAAGTTCTTACTAACGCCTCCGCCTGCTGTATTAGAGCCTGCCTTAGTAGAGTAAGCATATGAAGAGTTGTAGAAGTCCCTGTAGATAGCCTCACGCGAACGGTCTCTGCCGTCTGCTTGCTCAACGGAAGAGTAGAAGAGATCATCTTCAAAGAAGTAGTGCAAGACATCTAGCATATCGCTTGCCTCCATTTCTTTTAAGTTTAATCCGTTCACGAGTGCTTTTCCGTTAATATAGGGCCAGAGATCTATTCCCCAGGAGAGGAGACTTCTGGCCCCTCGTTCGGGCGCGAAGAGTACACTTCAACGAGCCACCCGCTAATCTCTCCTAGTTTTTCCATTTGAACAATCTTTTCTGGGTGCACTAGAAGTGTGTTAAAGCGCTCGTAGCTTTCTTCAATAAGCGCATGCTTAAAGAAAAAGTTAATTGCGTTGGCAGCTTCAGCCGGATCATCAGAACTTGATTTGGCAACTAGGTCTAAAAGAACCTTGCCTTGCAGCTCTGGACGGCAAAAAAACTCTTCACCGTGAATCTTAAACGATACCGACTCTTTTTCGCCTGCATCGTCAGAACCAAAATCTTTGAACTTGGTCATTATTTCTTCCTCCGTATTGTGTTGGTGTCTTTATTAAAGCACGTGCTTTAATTCTAGGTTATCTTATCAAATAAAGGTTATCGGTGAGGTACCTATTTGGCCTTGTTCCAGGGTGTTTCACCGCGTGCGTATAGATAACTCTTCCGCCCGAGCTAAACCTTAAAACTTGAGCGCGATTAGGCGTAATGATGTGTGGTCGTGTACCTTCATGGTGCATAAGCGCATAGCTTAAAGGCGAGCCTATACGTATCTGCTGACCCAAAGGATCACGCTCTTGTCGCATGTGTATAGAAGCTTTTAAGCGTCCTGTCTTTACGCCAACCTGATTTTTAGCTGCTGCCATGATAAGACGACCACGAGCAAAAAGGTGTCGCCCTACTGGACCGTACGGATCATTTAGTAAAAAGTCAAGAGCGCGCGGACGAAAGATTATTGTTGTTTTAGTTACTGCCATTATGGGACCACCATAGATACCTGCATACGAACGGTCTCAAAGCCGCCCTCAGGGTTTCCCGCCTCGACAGTTGCAATAACGCCCATGCCGTATTCGTTCTCTTCCCATTGGTCAAGACGGCGAATAAGCTCCATAAATAGATAGCAATCAACCGCCGCGATCTCTGAACCCTCTTGGATTTTTTCTCCCGTAGGAGCCTTGCCGTTGTTTCCAACTACAGGGATCTGTCGTGACACGGCAATGCTCAGCACAGCGGTTCTTGGTTGCGTGCAGCGTTGAGGTTGACTTGCCTGATCTCCAGGAAGACCTAGATACATTTGAATGAATGACACAGAGAGCTGCTCGCAGTCAATCGCAGGTTCGCCCATTAGCCAAAAACGACGTGAAGGTAGGTCTACGTTATACTCGTCGTAGGTAGCAATTACCTTAGCAAGAACTGCGTCAAGAAAATCCTTAAGATGCAGCGCTCTAGAATCAACTGTGGAGATATCAACGATTGGCATGTCGCGTCTCCTAGTTGTCTAGTGTATACGTCGGTGTGGTAGCTTTACCTAATTGAAGAATCAGGTTACCGGACGCAATATACACAGTTTCGTCGCCCTTTGTCGCGTAAAGATCCCACGTGCCAGGGTCTAAGAATCCAGCGTAGCCGTAGGCATCCTCGTAGGTAACAGAAAGTGTAAGTGTGTCACGTGACTCGTTAGTTACAAGAGCCGTGCCGGTGTCTGCGCCATACGCAACATTGGTAGCAACCTTGGCGTACATAAACGTTGTAGTCGTAGGTACCTCGCTGATGTAGTACGAGCCGTTAAAGGTCGCATTGATGCCTGAGATCGTCACGTAGTCGCCTACCGAGAACCCGTGGGCAGTAGACGTGGTAATAATTGCCATGTTATCTGCAAGTTGCTTATGGGAAACAGCCTTAGAGATGTCCGTAGTGATCGAGTTAATAGACACAGCGCCTGAGCCAAGATCTTTTGTCTTAGTTCCGCTGTAGTTTCCGATCTTAATTGTTGGAATCCAGTCGTCGTTTGTCACAAGGAACGCTGCATTGATGTAGTCGATGTTTACGTCAAGTGATCCGCCTTCTGAACCTGTAATAAACATATCTAGTGAAGTTCTAGGCAAGATTGGAGGCTTAGCAACGTGACGACGAGCACGTGGAACGTCTGGGCTAAATACCTTAGCCTTTGCGCGAGCCTTGTCTGGGTTTGAAGACTTAAGGAAAAGGTCTACTATGTATAAACCAGTGCGAAGCTCGTCAATAAAGTCCTGGTTATCAAGAACTGTGTATGAAACGCCTTGACGAGAGATTGCGGTAATACGTTGTGGCAGTGCGCAATCATCATCGCCTGACCAAAGCTTAATAAATTCTGTAGCAAGAACACGGGCAGCTGCTTTTCCGGCCGCAGTAGGAGGAGCTCCGTAGGTGTACGTTACCTCAATGTTGCAAGGAGCCCAGGATGTGCCTTGACGTGCTTGAAGTGTTGAATGATCTACTAAATAATAATTTGAAGGGTCTACTATTGATCCTGCACGGTTACGAACCGAGTGAATAGCTACTACTGGCCTTCCACGAAGGCGTAGACGTGTTGAAGGTGACATACCGTCTGTCGTAAGCTCGGCGTAGTCATCAAATTCATCAAAAGGAATGTTGTATAGCTCGCCGCCAACTAGCTCAGGAGTGTAGTTGCTAGAAGAAGCGCCTAAACGATACGCACGAGAAGAGCAAACATACTTTTCTGTTACAGTAGTTACGCCGTTAAACTTTCGGCCAGACATAGACCATAGAAGCTGTGATGCAGTTTTAACCGCTTCATATGCGTATTCGCTATTCGCGTATGAGTCAAGCTCATCTACGGAAACCCAAAGGTTTGACACTTATTTGTCCTGTCTAATCGTCGTTAATTCATATCTTAATAGAGGAGCGGCATGCCTGTGTTGGTGGTAACACATCGGCATGCCGCTCACATTCTATTATTAAGAGGTTGGATCCTCTGTTGAAGCAATGATGAAGTCTACAGGAAGATCTGCGTTGTATACTTCATTACCTGGAACGTTGTATGAGGTTGTTGAACCTTGTGACGCGAAGTCTGTGACCGCGCGTGAGTTAGCAGGTACTAGAGCAGTGCCTGTATCTGCAGCAGAAGTGATTGTGCCACTTGTTGCTGTTGTGTATGTAAATGTTGTTGTTGTTGGCACAGTTGCGATTGTGTATGTACCGTGCAATGCAGCATTACCGTTTGTACCGGAGATTGTTACTGAATCGCCAACTTCAAAAGTATGAGCCGTTGAAGTAGTGATTGTAGCAGTTGAACCAGTACGCTGTGTGTTAGAGATAGTCTTTGAGATATCTCCGTGCCAGCTGTAGAAGCCCTTGCGTCCTGTTGGAGCCCAGTATGAACGAGCGTATGAGTATGGACGCTCTGTTGCTGTTGGGAACTCCCAGCGGTCATCAAGGCCCATAGAGAATGCTGTGTTTCCAAGGCCGTAACCTTCGAATGTGTTTGCAAGCAAACCATTCTCAATTACGCGGTCGCCTGAAAGGCGAAGCTTTGCGTATGGGAATACCCAGTGGAAGTAAGGAAGTGTTGCTGCCTTCTTACCGTCGATGATTGCGTGTGACCATGTCTCGATAGCGACACCGTTACCAGCAGGATCATCACCTGTTGCAGGAGAAGACCAACCGATTGACTTACGATCTGGTGAAGCGTATGTGCCAAGGTTCTTACGAAGCAGTAGACCGCCTGAAAGAAGCTGTGTTAATTCTGGGTCTGGCTCACAGATAGCAAGTTCCATTGTGATACGCTTTAGAGTATCTGGAGACTTGTATGTTACGCAGACAGCGCCGTTAGCGCCCTTTTCTGTAATTTCATCGCCTTCTTCGTATTCAGGTGTGAATGAAAGACGCATGAACGCAGATGTTGTGTAGCTGTCGCCAGGCTCATTCAGGAGGTTGCCAGACGCGTCAAGTCGAGTTACTCGAATTGAGACGCCCTGAATACTGGCGGCGTATTCTTGAGTTGCCATTGTTTTTTGTTTCTCCTTATTTAGAGGCGGTAGTTATAGGTTGTTATAGAGCTTATTCTATGCCGTCAGATCAACTCTGACTGCGAGATGGATAGACGGGTCAAAGTAAACCGCCGCTGGGCGAATTGCCTTAATACGCATATCGTTCTGATTTCCTGCCACATCATAGCTTTGAGCTAGATTGTCGGCTACGACATCCGGCTTGCCGAGAAATACCTTGACTAGTCCGGTGGCGTACATCCATTTGTTTGTGTCAGAAGGTGTTTCTGTGCTACCTGCTGCGTCGTCTGGACCTGTCCCTGAGTAGCCTGATCCAACTACGACTGGAGTACCTGCAAGTGTTTGTAGGTGCTCCTTTCCTTTTTCATGAAAAAGCATTTGGCTGTTACTTGAGAGTAAGGCGGCAACGTCGCGTGTCATGTGAATGATGCCTTGCTCGCCGAATTGAGATGCCTCTGCGATACCCTGCTCTAGTATTGCTAGTGCACGCTTAGCGGAGTATGCGCTTCCACCGCCAAGAATAGTAGCATTGGCGTCAGAAAGAGCTAAATTTTCATGAGTCTCGTTCTTGCGGATATACCCATCCCAAAGTTCTTGCTCAATTGCTTTCTGAGATCCAGCTTCAATCTGTCTAGTGATTCTTGCATTTCGGTCAAGACCTAAAAAACCAAAGGTAGAAATATCTTCAGTCATTTCAATAAAGAAAGGTTTAATTAGTCTATGACGAACTAAGTCAGTTCTAGTTCCAACAACATCATAGGTAGTGTCAGTATCGTCAAAATTTACAAGGTTACTTACTTCTGTTTCCCATTCTTGGGAGAATCCACGGACCCACTGATCCTCATCAGGACCATTTTCTGGCTTAGCTACAACGAATAGACCAAACGCTGATGGTTTGGCTTTCGGAGCTTCAAATATTCCGGTGAACGCCATGTTCTCTGTTCCTAACTTAAATCTAGTTTTTGTTTATTGTATCGGGGGAGCCTATTTCTAGGCTCCCCTTCAACAAATAGGTTACGGCTTAGTATTCGATTACTGCTGCTGTAACGCCACCTAGTGTGTCGCGGAGAGCTGCTGCTGCACCGTTTACAGAGATGGTTGATGTTACCTTAAGTGATTCAACGCCTACCTTAGCAACGCCTTCAAATGTTTCTACGAACATCTTGTAGTCGTTTGTGCCAACGAGGGTGGAGTCACGGATGATACCTAGATCCAGTGTGCCGCCGTCTAGGAACAAGAATGTTCCTTCAGCGAACAAGTACCAGACGAATGTATCTGTGAACTCGTTCATTGCGTTCGCACCTTGTGAGGTTGTGAGCGCTGAACCGTCGATTGTGTAGCATACGTTGATGCCACGTGATGCAAGTAGGCCGTCGATCTCGCCGTATGCGTTTAGGAGGTTATCTCCAGGTGCTGATAGAGCGAGGTCAGCTGCCATTGCGTCCTTGATCCATGCTGGCATGATTGCACGAAGTGGTGCATCAGCCTCTAGACGGTGACGTGAACGGTAAGCTGCTGCAGCGCGGCCGATCTGTACTAGGAAGTCACGAGCAACACCAATGATTGATGTTGAAGTAACTGCTGTTGAAGCATCGCCGATCTTTGTAAGTAGGTTGCCTTCAGCCTCACGTGCGTGCTGGATTAGACCAAGCTCGTTGTGACGAGCGATCAACTCAGGGTACGCGCGAGTTAGTAGGTTACCGAACTGTAGCTGTAGTGTTACAGCGTCAGTTGCGACTGTTGTCTCAGATGCTGCTGTTACAGTCAAGCTTAGCTTAGCTGATGGTGATGGTGTTTCTGCTGAATCGTTTGCAGCAGTCCAGATGCCTACAGCGTTAGCGTAGTCAGATAGAACTGGTGGAACGATGTAGCGGATACCGCCACGATCTGCTTGGAAGCGAGGTAGGCAATCGCGAACTGGGCGTACTGCTGTGCCAAGTCCGAAGATGTCGTACTTAACTTCGAATGGAGCTTGGTGTCCGCCAGAAGCAACAAGTGCCTCAGGACCGACTACCTTCTGAATCTTGCCCCAGTTAGATTCTGCATCTGTTGAAAGAGTGCGATCTTCTGGGTATTGTGTGGTGATAGAAGCAACAATGTGCTGCTCTCCGTCTCCACCGTTTACACGACGAAGTGTGTGCAAGCGCTTTGACATTGCTTGTGCAACTTCTGACATGTCTGTAATTGCAGATCCGGCTGTGTAACCAGGGATATCAGCGCCTGCAGTGATTGCCACTGGAGCTACTGAAGCCTGTGCTACTGGGCGGCGATCTGCTGGAGCTTCAATTAAAGCGTCCGGCTCGTTTGCGGCGGCGGTCACTGGTGCCTCCTGATCTTCCTGCGCTGTAGGCGCTTCGGTTGTTTCGATTGTTTCTGTTGAATCCTCAACTTCAGCGGCTGCAACAACTGCTTCTTCAGCAGGTGTCTCTGCAACAACTTCAGCCTCGGCTGGTTCTGTTGGTTCTGTTGAAAGCTCGGTTTGTGGAGTTGCCTCTACCGCGGCTTCTGTTGAAACTTCTTCTACAGCAGCTTCCGCTACTGTCTCAGTCTCAGTTGCAGCAACTTCTTCTGTAGCTGAAAGTTCAGCTGCAGGCTCTGTTGCCTCTGTTGTTTCGGTTGGTTCTACTGAGGTTGAAAGCTCAGATCCTGTTTCCACAGATGTTGACGCTGCCATTGGCATTTCCTTCTTCTCTTCTTCAGGAGCCTCTTCAGGCTTCTCTTCAGTTTTGGCAGGAGCTTCCATTGGCATTTCGCCTTCTGGAGTTTCTTCTGCAGGGGCATCTTCTTCACCTTTAACGCGCATTGCTGCTTCCGCAGCACGTGCTGTAAGCTCTTCAGCTGCAGCAGCGCGACCCTTGATTTCACCGCGAACGGTGTCAAGCATATCGGCTAGAGATGTCATGGCGTCTACTGTCTGGGGAGTTGGATCTTCCTTCTCAACCGTTTCAAACTCGTTGACGATAGATGTCTGTAACTCGGCGAGTTGTTCCTCGCTGAGCTCAGAGAGCTGGTCAATCATTAGTTTAATTTGGTCCACTGTCCCTCCTCCGGGCCAGTCATGATGAACGAGTTGTTCATTCGCTAATCAGTCAAGGCCGAGGGACTTAATGCGGCGCATTAAGGCACTCCACCTAAATTGAATAATACATTATATTTCTTAGGTTAATAGTCTGAGAAGCTTGCTTAACTCCGAGGAAATCTCCTGCTGAGTAAAGTAATCTCCACCAGACATAAACGACCTAAG